ATTTTGAATAGTTGGCCCACCGGTATGCATTCCCTATCCAAACTATACAAGGAATGCAATCGGGTCAGTCTCACGACGGACTCGGGGCTACCGCTATAAAAGTTGTGACTCCCTTATCAGGAGACATTATAAAACGTCACTTGATCATGACATCCACCGAAGAAGATGTCATATATAATAATCAAGCAACCTACTTAAGTAAGTCACATCTTCATTCGGCGGATAGTCCGGTCGCTTTTCAGCGCCTGGTTCGGCCACAGAACCATATTTTATTAAGTCGTACTCTCTACCGTTAGTGTACGCAAACTACTTTTAATTACTTAGGAGTGTCAGTCTCCAAAATGCCAATTTACGCCGGTGGCGCATTTTCATAATACAAACGGGGTAAACCCGTGAAAAAGTATAATTGAAAATCTTCACCAGCTGCTATGTGAATGTCCCACACAGAAGATCTGTCGCCATCACCTTGTATGAGATAATCATAACCTTCATTAAATATATTTATTGATGTATGATCTTGCTCCTTCCCAGGAGTAAATCGGAAAGGTGAATAATATGGGCATTCAAATTCAATAGCTGGATTTAAGTACCCAGATTGATAAGCCTGTCCCTTAATGCCTGTGAACGGCTGGTTTGGCGTGGGTATACCCGTCGCTGACCGTGTCGGTATAATACCTAATGATGCTTCTTTAGCATTATCATATGTGATCACTGGCTCGTTAGACCTAGCAAACTCAATTTCACCTATCGGGTGTCTTTGAACATATATAACCGGTTTATGAGTGACAGAAAAGGAGCCACGTGGCAAATACTTCCACCTAATGCTACCTCTCCAACCAGAGAACGCCCAAGTGCACCAATGTAATAAAATTGTATTACAATAATTATACGGGATGTTATCAGCAGTGGTATCTACAGCTCCAGATACTGCACCCCTAAGATATGGAAACATTGAATACCGACCACTTAATACTCTAGCAGCTAACGCGTGATATCCAATGGAGTTCCACAAATTATACCTTTTAAGCATAGTGCGAAATGAAGCTACACTCTCACCAGTAAAAACCTTATTTATGTCAGAATTATCCGACATAGTGGGTCCCAATTTCTCCGCATTCTCTTGTTGAGGTGCGGATGGCTCGAGTGTATTTTGACTCTCAGGTACTAAAGCATTGTTTTCAATACCAGATTGTGTTTCAAAACCACTCTGCGGTTTCGCAACAAAATACTGAAAATGATCATCTGGCACAAAAACCTCAAAATCGTCCCCCATCGAAATAAACACATTGACCTCTATATCATTGTTCACCGTTGAATTAGGCGTTGTCAACTCGTTAACAACGTACACACCGATAACTCCATTTCCTCTAATAGGGCTAGGGCTAGATGTGTATGGTGTTGTGCTATACATAGTGGTCACAGAATCCACACCAGGCAAAGCGTGATTCAATAATGTGTAATCCTGACCATTTGCAATTTCAACAGTAAAATCAGTTTTGTCAGCAATATCTACAACAGTCAAATAATTAGTATTATATTCATTGGATGCGAAAAACCTGGGATCATAAACAACTTTTAAACGTCCTTTGTGAAAATTCGAACAAACTATTTGAAATCGAAATCGCATTGTTCCCGTCCAATATTTAAATGGCAATGCTGCCATCGCGCAAGCGGGAAAATGGTATGAAGTTGGGGGTCCGGCATTTTCAGCCCACTGACATGGATCAACTCGTGCATTCCATAATAATGTTTCTGGAGAAGTGCCAATATTCCACGAAAAAGATGTTAAATAACTTTCTCGCTTGGCAATTTCCTTAATATTCAATGCATCTACGCCACCTAACCCTGATATACGTGGGTCAATAGATAACTCTTGTTTTTCATCTATAGTCATCTTAGTTGGCCCATCACCCGTGTTGGTCAAAGCTAACGCGGATGCGGGGTAAGGTTTGTAAGGCTCGGGATTTTTCGTCACAGGTGGTCGACAATATCCAAACATCTTCGCTACAGAAGCTGTTGTACTTGCTGCCATTTCAGTTGCCTGCGCAAAAGGCGCTATATAAGGCACCTTAGTTAATGAACCTGCAACTTTCGCAACAGATGTCGCTGGTCCTGAAATCCTACCCTTTTCGTTGACCTCGTCAACTTCCTTACCGGATTGCGGACCAATATTACTCTGGTCCACAGAAGTTAATACTGACATTTCAACATCTTCAGACCATGCAAAAACAGAAATAGTGACAACGTCACTAGCTCCATTTGCATGCTTCAAATCATTTAAACTACGGAAAAATAATGTCCCTAATTCATTCCACTGTGCATTAGGAATGGAACAATAATTCCAATAGTTGTAAAATGGCAATATCATCTCACCTCCTTGCGATGTGGTGGGATCCAAAAATATGCGAGGTTGTTGAGAAGCCTGGACTAAATCTTCCCGCACCAACCCAGCATTCGTTGATAATGTATCAAACACATCAAATGGTAAATAACTCACCAAGGCCCTACCATATTGAAAACCGTTGCCATTTATAACAACTTTAACATGTAACTTTGCTCGCATCAAATTAAAATTTGACAAACGATTAGCAACACGTGGATTTTCAAAATACAACTCCCAAGGATTAATGTCAAAACCTAATGTAGTTGATGTTGCCCACTCCTCTTCTGCGATCTTAATAGGTCGAGAAAAGAAATTCTCAAGTTTCGCATCATTCGAATCTTGCAACATTCTAGTTGGATCCATCTGTGAATCAACGTCGTAAAGATAAGGATCCACCTGATCGGAAAATCGAACATTTTCCTGCTTCTGGTCACCTGCCATACGCATAATGCGATTATCACCAGTGGTACCGTCAGCACTCATCTCCATACCGGAGTGTGGCTTAAACTTCCTTCTTCCCCCAGGGGTGACTACGGGAAGCTCACGCCAATCCTCCACCTCACCATTGTTGCACCCTAAACCAAGGTCTAAATCGTCAACAACGGTGGCGGAATGTGGTCTACTACTAGGTGCAGGCGATGAAAGCCGCGATATCGGACAAACACTGCCTTCCGAATCATCACAGCTCATCACAACGACTTTAGGAACAGCTTCATCTAAGCCGCCTAATTGTACGCATTCACCTGAGCAAACACTAATATTTGTAGTCTTGTTGCCAATTCCCACCAAAGGTGGGCTGCCAGCACCAACATCAACACTGGCATTTTCTAATACTTCTACATTTACATTACATTTACAATAATTACCAATCTAATAATACTATCTAATGAGCAGATCAACTCATTTAGAAAGAAGCATTTACAGTTGGGCAAGGTGAACCCGTCTCTCGACTCCCCGGTAGGGACCTTTTCACGTGCAAAGCCTACACATACTTTACAAAACACATAAATATATAATAAGTGCGGTATCCATATACACGAAACAATTTTGCTTACCTTCAGATTTGAAACTGGGTCGGATTTAAAGTCCCCGAAGTGACTAATCGCCGTAACGTGCTATCCATTCCGCAGCACGATCATTATAACTCAAATTTAACCCAGTGCACATATGTGAAATTCCGGCTCGAGTCGCAACTTCCTTCATCAAGGACCGCTGTTTCTCAAATTTCACTTCACCATGATTAAACCATTCACGCAACGCCCCATCTATATTCTGAGCACAAGCGTGTTCTTCCGTTAATGGAGA